TGTCCCGGTAAGAAGGCTTAACCTTTACCTTGAACTTTCCTCGGAGTTCTTCGCCCTCGTCTGTGGTGATGCTCACTACAAATTCGTCTTCGTTCTTCTTTGCCATAAATAATTGTCCTTGTAAATGGGTTTAGGCCAAGGAGTATATCATGCTCGACTCGGCTCATATTTTGAGATTACTTGACACTTTGACCTTTCGCGTGGTATTAAGTATTTATGGCTAATCTTGCTTACTACGACGAAGAAGTTAAATCTTTCACGAAGCCTTACACAACTCGACTTCCTGTCGCAATGGTTGAACCTCTCGTTCGTCTAATCTGCAAGATGTACCCGGTACTTACGACACTTAATCCCGATTTGGTCAAGATTGAGTTCGAGGCAAGTCCACGCCGATTTGGCGGCTTCTACACCCCACCTCCACGTCATCGGTGCATCGTAAGCCCGCGAGGTGGCTACGGAAACCCTTTTGGCGATGAAAAGCTTTGGTTCAACACTCGACAGTTTGGCAACCACGTCTCGGTCGGAATCGTCGTTCATGAAGTCGCCCACATGATTCATTGCCACGACTACAATCTTCGTGCTAATGCACGCGCCAACGAACTTGGTCACGTACCTCACGAAACGGTTATCCCAAAGGAGCGTTGGCACGGACCCGAACACTGGGCCATTATGGAATACGTTTTTAACCATTTGACTTTTCGGTCTGAAATCGAGGCTGCTAATGTTGGCTAAGTGGGACTTTCGAAAGATGGCGAATTCTTACTCGGTTAAGTACACAAACCTTCAGACCGGGCAGTCAATGAAGTGTGGGTCAACAGAAGGCCTTGACGGTAACGATATTTTGGTGTATATGCTTGAGCACGGTTCCGCCAACAAAGAGGTCTTTGTAGTTGATGGTAAATATACCGGTTTTTTAATGCCAACAGTCTATGAAGTCGCGGAAACGCCCGATTTTTCAGCACTTTTGAATCTTACCCTTAACCCCCTTCGACTGGAGCTACACTAAATGCTTGTACGTGCACCCTCTCTCTCTGTCCGTGACCTCAACACTCTTCGTTCTCTCGTTCGCATTGACCTTTCCCAGTGTATGGCCGCTTTGTTCGTCCAGAGCAAGGATATGCTGATTGTTCCAGACGCCCCTTCTGACTCGCTCGTTTTTCCGATTTTGGCGACCACACTCTCGATGCAGGCTGTCGATAAGTACGCGCATTTGACTGACGCTCTTGCCGTGTGGCACTTTAATCTCCAGAGCAGTGGGCGTGAGAGGCTCACTTTGCTTATTAAGGATACCGCCTACGAGACTTTTCTTTATCTTACCTCTGACGAGTACATTGACCGAATCCTTTCTGGAATGAAAACCGACAAGGAACGTGAATTTATTACCACTCGTCTTGAGGGCCGAGCGGAGGTTTGGAAGGCCCTTAAGGAGGCTCCTCAAATTGACCCTCTTGCCGCTGCTTCTAAGCTGTCGCCTTCTGGCAACCAGTCTGGTATGCTTAACTAATGGGAAGGCTCATTTCAATTTACAGTGACGGTAGCTCAATGGGCAATAGTTCTGGCCCGATGGGCTGGGGCTGGCTAATTACTGACTGGGACGACATTCTTACTGTTGGTTCAGCTGGTGCTGGAGTCGGCACCAACAACTACGCCGAACTTATGGGCGCTTTAGAGGGTCTTAGGGCGGTTGTCGACCGTGGTTGGCACCTCAAGAATGACATTGAACTTGTGTCCGACTCCCAGTATTGTTTGAAACTTGCTGACGGCACATACTCCCCGACTAAGTACGTAGAAATCGTGAAGACACTTCGGGACCTTTTCCTCATCACTAGGGCTTCCGCTAGGTGGGTTCCTGGGCACTCAGGTGATATTTTCAACGACAAGGCTGACGAACTCGCAAAGGCAGGCAGAGATAGGTACATGCCTGAAGAAGCCAAGTCGCGGAGGCGGGTTCGGCGCCGTGACGAAAAGAAGCGCAAGCGATTGATTGTGAAGGCGTGGAAGAAGCAAAAGTACGGATACTGAAAGGAAAATAATGAAGAGCGACGGTGATTTTGAAGTAATGGCGCCTGACTTTGAGACCCACACACCCGATAGCGGGCCTATTTGGGTCACTCAGTTTACGGAGAATTCGGCACGGACATTTGTAGATGACGTAATGCGCCGACACCTCAAGGACCCTACAGAGCCCCTGATTGTGTATATTAATTCGTACGGAGGCGAGGTTGACGCCCTTTTGTCGATGGTTGACGCCCTAGACGGGATTACTAACCCGCTGATTACCGTTTGCATCGGTAAGGCTATGTCGTGCGGCGCTATTCTGTTTTCGCACGGTGACGCCCGTTTTATGGGGCGTAATGCCCGGGCCATGATTCACGAGGTTTCAGGCGGCGCTGTTGGAAACGTCGTGGATGTTGAGCAGGATGTTAATGAGCTTCGACGCATCCATAAGGTCTCAATGGCTCTTTTGGCTCGAAACTGCGGCAAGGCAGCCAAGGACCTACACAAGCTTTTCAGGGAGAAGCGTGACATTTACCTCGACGCCAAGGCCGCCGTTGAGTTTGGTCTGGCTGACATGATTGGAATTCCGGTCTTGAACAAGAGCGTCGTTTATGATATTGCTCTTAAGCGGCCCCTCAACCCAGAACGTTTTACCCGAAAGAGTCGCAAGCCTCTTACTGTAGATGATGTAGGGGAACTTCTTGTAGGGGAACTTCTTTCAGCGTTTGCCGAGACTCCGAAAGATAAGCCATTTAAGAATAAGCTGACACCCGACCCTAAACCTAAAAGCAAGAAGTCCAAGCCCAAGAAGTAAAGGAATTCCCGAATGCGTATCTATTCCGTTGAAGCTGGAAGTTCAATGTATGGAACCCGAGTTGCGACCAGTGATACCGACATTCGGGAAGTTCACCTTACTTCGCCCGAGAATCTATTGGGGTTTGTCGAGAAGTCCGACCTCGTTCTTAGTCCTGATGCGACGGTCGACTTTCAGTCTTGGGAGCTTCGCAAGTTCCTTAAGATGGCTGTTTCGGCTAACCCCAATATTCTTGAGGTTCTTTTTGCACCAGAAGATTGTGTCAGGTTCGTTTCAGAAGAATTCGCATTTTTTCGCGTAATTAAGAACCTCTTCCTGAGCAAGAGGATTGGCGAGACGTACCTTGGTTACGCAACAAGTAACTACAAGCGGATTCTTTCTAGCCACAGAAACACCGCAAGTCCGGCTCGCTACGACGCAAAGGATGCAATGCACCTTATTCGTCTGGTCCGCACTGGCATTGAGGCCCTCGAAAAGGAAAGCTTCAACGTGCGTCGTACTACGGACGTTTCCTATTTTCTTAGCATTCGGGCAGGCGACGTTCCTTGGGAGCACATTGAGGAAGAGTTCCTCTACGCGAAGAACCGAATTAACCAGCTTTTGGAATCTTCACACTTGCCAGAACAGCCAAATATTGCTACTATCAATGAGCAGTGCATTGATATCTACCGAGACAGGAGCAAGATGTAATGAACGAGCTTTTGACGCTGGTGATTATTACTGAGGCCCAGAAATCAAGTTTGATGCAGGGTGAGCTTGCTAGCACGTGTAGTATTAAGTGGGGTCCCCAAGTCGAAAACCGCCGCTGGCTTGCAGCTATCGACAATTGTGTTTGCATTGGGTTTTTGACGCGCCACGCCAATCGCCAGTTGTCGCCTACGGCAGCTGGAATTAAGTTCGCTCAAAGCCTTGCCGATAACATCTGGGGGCGGCAATGAAACTAACGCACTTTGATAGTGAGCATTTTCTCGCCAAAGCAGATGCTGGACTTAGCCCACTTTTGCCTGAAGACGCCCGTAATTTCTTTGACAGAGAGTTGTCTGCGTGCGGAGACTGTGACGGTGGTATTGTAGCTACACTTGACAATGGGAGAATTGTCGGGTTCATGCGCTATCAAAATGAAGCCGGTGAAAACTCTATTATGTACGGTTGTGGAACTTGGGTCGACCCTGAATACCGAAAGCAGGGACTTGCGTTCGACCTTTGGTTAGGAGCAATCGAGGACCTTGGCCCGAGCGTAATTGATTGGGTGGCCGTTTCCGAGGGCGGTCGACGCCTTTTTAATTCTTTGGAGAAGTTTTGTCGCCAGAACCATCTTTCGGTTCAGTGGGACTATTGTGACGGGACTCATCTACCTCCAGCAAACTGTCGGCCGGATGAGCCTTAAATTTATATTGAGGCTTTACTTCTTCTTGCTGTAGGTACGCCTCTACCTCGGGTGGTACTTTGTCAATCGGTTCGTGCCCAAGTGCCCGTAAATGGGCAGCATAAGCCATGCCGTGACGTTCCGCTTCAGGCATGTCAAAGGATGCCTGAGCGGCCCTCATTCCACGTAGGTGGTGAGCAGCGGCCTCTGAATGCACCTTCTTGCGGTAGTCCTCGTAGGCACGTCTTTCGGCTTCTGGCCGTTCATGTCCTTCACCAAACTCTTTAATGGCCGAGTCGTACTCTAGGTCTCCGGCGTGACTATCACGCAAGATAGGCCTACCATTCCACGTTTTAGGCTTCACTTAAGTGCCTTTCTAAGGGTCTGAAAAGTATTGATTCCCAGTGAAGGGTCTAGCTGTAGTACATACCCGTCCGAAAATACAGTGGTAGAAATTGACTTGGCGAGTGAGCGCCAGCAAATACACCCGGTAAATTTATTGTTGGTAAAGTTCGGCCTGCCGCAAGCTGAACAAACCCGAGCAGCTTCCGTTTTCTCTACCTTTAAGGCTGGAAGCTGTGGTTTGGCGGCTTTCTTAGGCTGCTTGGTAGGTGGTGTAGGTGCTACAGCACCCTCTTGAGCCTGAGGCTTGGCTGTCATCCCGGGTAGCTCAGTCTTAAAGGCGCCGTTTGTCCCGTTCCAAAGAGCTTGACCGGCTGGAGTTTGCGATGTAGAAGGAACTACCTTTTTGCCAGTTTGCTGCTGAGCATGTGCATAAAGAGCACTAGCAAGACCCTTGCGCTGGTGTGCGGGGTGTACTTGCACTGTTTCTGGCACTAGCGTATTTTCTGGCGTGTGGGTGAATGCAGCCTCTCCAGCAACCGAACCGTCTGGAGCGTGTGCTCGTACAGTAGTAAGATTAATATCCGGGTGGTGTTCGTGGGTGATTTTGTACCCAAGCGATGGGTCTAGAATCCGCTTCGTTAAAGTGTGAATGTCGTCTTTAGCCTTAGCTAAAATGTCAATCGACTTTCCAAGGCGCTCTAGAATAAGTCCATCTACTTGATGTTTCTTAGATAGCTCGATACCTAATGAAGCGCTAATGGCGGCTGCTACGTGTTCAGGGGATTTGTCAGTGAATTGATAGTTTCCGTCAGGAAAACTTACTGTACCAGAATAAGTATCTACAGACTTCTTCAGCAGCAAGTAAGAATTCTTTTGGCCCGGAATACGCCCCTCGTAGCCAGACTGTTGAGCGACCCAAGCCAGTGCGGCCCTAGGGACTAGCACAAGCCTAAGGGATGGTTCGCGGTCAGCTGCTTTTTGTAGGGCCTTCGCGCCGTCAGACCCTAGAATTTCAGCCAAGAAACTAAAAGCATTCATACAACCAAGATTACTTGATTGATTCTACGACACTTTTAACAGAAGGCACAAGGTCGTCCAAGACTCCTACCTTTAGAGCGTCGCTTGCGGACAGCCACCAGTCGCCCTCGTCAAGCTTGTTTTCGAGCCAGTCAGGACTAACACCCATTCTTTGAGCTACATGCTCGATTGCCGCCCTAGAGCGTACAGCTAGTACGTTTGACACTTGACGCAGTTGGCGGGCATTGCCCGAAACGTTCATTAAAGAAACGTGATGGAACATGAGTGTGCTGCGGCGAGTTGCATACCTTGACGTACACGACTGCAAGATGTAGAATGCCATCGAATCGGCCTCGCCATCTACTACGCACACTACTGGAGAGCTAGAGTCCTCAATAGCTTTGGCAAGAGCGAATCCTGCGTCAACGAGTCCACCCGGACTATTAATTTCCAAGACAATCGCTGTAGGGTTGCCGCGATTTAGCTGCTCGATAAGCTTAATTGCTGCATCGACGTTTTCTTGGTCGATTGGCCCATCGTATTTGATTTTAGGTACCTTACCTGCTACAGCAACAGTGCTAGCAACAAGTATTGGTTTAGGAGTCGGTTGCACCCCGACTACGAGTAAAAGTAGACCTACTATCACCGCAAAGATATGCAATTTTTTCATCAAAAACCCTTCTTTTGGCAGATTATCGCAGTGTAATCTCGATTTAATTTGCCCTCTTGCAGTCTACCAGAATCCTTGCTATAGTTGCAATACCCTAGCTGGACAAAACACAAAGGACAAATGAAACCGTTTAAGCATTCTCTGATTTCAGTGAGTAAGTGGGGAGGCAAGCCGGAAGACTACCTTGAAATCCACGATTTTCTAGATTCGTCTAAGGCGCACTTCGCTGACATGCGTCATCGGGCAGTTTTTCATTCGACACTAGGTATCTTTTTGTGCGAGCGAATCTTTGGCCACCACTTGACAAATAGCGACAACCGTCTTGTCTCGGTAAGAGACGTAGCAGAGCAGCACGTTCTGGACGACATGGGGCGTATCCCGAGCGTTCAGGACTATTTGCAGGGTATGCCCATGTACGACTGGCTGGGCGGCCCGGCTCGTAAGTACACACGTCCAGTCGATACAACCCATAACGCTAAGGATTTTAAGAATGTCGATTAAAGAGCTTAAGAAGCAGATGGACGAACTCCGCAAGCAGATGAAGACACATGGAAAGTCCGGCCTTGATGCCGATTTTAAGGAGTTTTTTGAGAAGCACCCGGAAATTACTGGCATTGCTTGGACCCAGTATGCCCCAAGCTTCAATGACGGTGAGCCGTGCGTCTTTAGTGTACACGAGTTCCACTACACGAAGGACGAAGACCCGAGTCTAAATGACTTTAGTGGGTACGGCAATAAGGATGATGGCTCGGGCGGCTGGCTTGAGGTTTCGTGGCGTGACACTAACCCACTGGAGGAAGCGGTTAGTGAACTTGAAGGTGAATTGATCGACAACGACATTTTTCAGATCTCCTTTGGAGATAGCGTAAAAGTTATGGCGACCAAGGATGGAATTGTGGTAGAAGAATACTACAACCACGACTAAGAGGGTTTCGCTTCTGCTTGCCAAACCAAGGGTGTTGCTGATAAGATGTGGAAGCACTTAGAGGTATTGTTCGCAACCCAGAAGCTTCACACCCATAAGATTCCCATTGAATAAGTAGTTGGAGATTAAATGACTGACCACGTGGTGTTTAAGGAAGATGACGGAAAGCCTGTTAAGGCTTGGACCATTGGCGTAGAGTTCGAAGCAGAAGCTCGCAAGCAGCTGACCCAGCTTTCGAAGCTCCCTTTCCTTGGACACCATGTGGCTGTCATGCCAGACGTACATGCCGGCAAGGGCTGTACGGTTGGCAGTGTAATTCCCACAAAGCGCGTGATTGTGCCGGCTTTTGTCGGGGTTGATATCGGCTGTGGAATGATTGCGGTTCAGACAAACCTTAAGGCCTCGGACCTTCCAGACAGCCTCAAGTCAATGCGCTCGACCATTGAGGGGCTTGTACCTCACGGCGGGCCGGGGGAAATCGGCTCTTGGGAGTCGGAGCCTACGATTATGGGCTCTCTGGTTCAGCCCGAGAAGCTTGGAACTTACTTGAGCTTGTGCCGAAAGTACCCGGACATTGAGTCCAAGTTCGTTATGCGCCAGTTCGGCACACTTGGCACCGGAAACCACTTCGTTGAAGTCTGCCTTGATACCAACCAGAACGTCTGGGTAATGCTGCATTCTGGTTCACGAGGGGCTGGAAATCGGATTGGCTCATTTTTCATCGAGCGAGCCAAGGAAGAAATGCGGAATTGGTACATTAATCTTCCTGACATGGACATGGCATACCTGCCCGAAAATAGCCAATACTACAAGGACTATGTCGTAGCCATGGAATGGGCTCAAAATTACGCTTATTCGAGCCGTAACGTCATGCTCCATAACACTCTTATGGCCATGTCTCTTGACCTTGGTAGGCCTGTTGAGACCGTTTCGAACGCGGTAAACTGCCACCATAATTATGTTTCCATGGAAAATCACTACGGCGAAAACGTCTGGGTTACCCGTAAGGGGGCAGTAAGGGTGCGTAAGGGCGAACTCGGTATTATTCCCGGGTCAATGGGTACCCGTAGCTACATTGTGCGTGGAAACGGTCGGGAAGACACCTTCGACTCTTGCTCTCACGGTGCGGGTCGGCGTATGTCACGCGGTGTCGCGAAGAAGACTTTCTCTCTTGAAGACCACGCTAATGCTACAAAAGGCGTCGAGTGCCGCAAGGACGAAGGTGTAATCGACGAAACTCCGGGGGCCTACAAGTCAATTGACGCCGTAATGGAATCCCAAAAGTCAAACGTCGAAACCGTAGCAACACTTAAACAGGTACTTTGCGTAAAGGGGTAAACATGGCTATCATTGCGGAGTTGCAAGAGGCCCTCAATGCCTCCCTGCCAATTGGCCTTGTGAAGTCGCGTGACTCGGGAGTTGTTTTGACTGATGTTCGCGAGGAAGACTGTTATTAACCCATACGATGCGAATACGAACGTCGCCGTAGACATGCTGCTTGACGCTGGTTTCAAAATCGAGTACGTTGGTCCCGAAAACGAAACCTCACAATGGGAAAAGATAATGAGTCGGGCTGTTACGGCCGGCAATTTTCACGGAAGAATATTTGGCGGCAGTAGATCCGCCGCCCTCAATGAACTTTCTCGTATTTGGTATTTTTTTGACTTGCCCACCTCGCGGCACGCTTCAATATTAGAAGTCAACACTGAACGTTTATTTAAAGAACTCGAAACAAGGACAGAACCCTACTCAAAAATATGGCAACTCAACCTGAATGGATGAAAGAATTCGTACCCACAGATTTTGCTTTTGAATATGCGACTTCTGAACTTCCGCTTAAAAAGGCCGTTAATCGTGTGATTGAGGCAAGGGGTGGCGTAGCTACCGTTGTTCGGTTTGGTAATGAAGTAGGCACTTTAGATAAAAAGGTGTTTAAGGCCGCTCTCAAGCCTGAACTCAGCAGCCCCGAAGAAGTTATTAAGACTGTAGAAAGCGTCGGGCTGCACGTCCTTAGTGTTTGGACTAATAAGTTCATCCAAATGTCAATTGTGGACGACCTTGCTAAAAAGAATCCGAACACAATCGTCGAACCATTTGACGATTCGGACACGGGCCATGACGACTTTGCCATTTACGCGATGGCCGTCCACCCTGAATTCCCTGAGATTTACGTAATCAATAACACTGACATTAAAGTCGACTTCGATGCGGCTAGAACCAGCGAAGTTACGAAAATCGTACATGAGTTAGACTCTAAGCTCATGTGCATGAAGGAGCTTGAGATTGAAGTTCAAAGCGGCCAAATCTATACGATGGTGCCTACCCAGAACGGCCCCCAATTCATGTCGATTGGCAGAGCTTCTATCCCACTCGAAAGGGGTAACTATGAGCCGGAAACCATCGAGCTTTACGATAGAATGGTTGAGGAACTCAATTCACATAATCCTCGTGGGCGCCTTTCGATTCTGAATGGTCCTCCCGGGACCGGAAAGACGCATATGGTCCAAGCCCTGTTGAACGATATTGAGTTCGGATATATTGTTCTTGTTCCCCACAACGATATCCGCTCTGTTTCCGAGCCAGAAGGTGTAATGGCCATGCTCAAGCTCAAGAAGGGTAGCGAAAGCCCAATCGTTCTGATTGTGGAAGATGGCGATGACGCAGTTGCTCCCCGCGAAGAGGGCGGAACTAGTATGGTTACGGCCCTGCTTAATGTGGGTGACGGAATTGTCGGTAAGATGCTCAATGTTCGGGTTGTCGTAACTACTAACCGCGAGCACCAGAACTTCGACAGGGCCGTTCTTCGCCCCGGTCGTCTGTCAACCCAAATCAATGTTGGGCCTCTTTCTGGAAAGACTGCCAGTGCCGTCTTCAAGAGACTTACCGGCAAGACCGAAAAGCTTGCTGTAATGACGATTGCCGAGGTTTACCAGATGGCTTTTGACTCTGGATGGGCTGCCCCGGCAAAAACTCAGAAGAGTAAGATGGGTTTTACTTCGGGAGCGAGAGAGGAACTGATTAATTCGCTTGACACGAGCGACCATCAGGGCAATGGCGTACGGAATTCTGTCCCCGGAGTTTTGGGCGACAAGACTGAATAACTTAAGCTGATTGCGAAGGCGGCTGGGTCGAATCTGACTCGGCCGCCTTTTGGTGTGCAGCAAACACGTCTGGGTGGATTTTTGTTCCCATCCACTTGACAGCCGCGTTCCCACCCGTATAAATGGTGGTAGCCGCCAAAAGACTCGTGCAATACTGGGCGTATATCGCAGCCAGCCCTGGCCACACCACAACCGCCAAATAGCCCAAAGCCATCAGCAAGATGACGAAGTACGTCATCCACATCTTGCGAGACCTGAAGCCATTGTCAAGGTATAGGGTGCGCATTAGCCACTTACCCAAGCGATAAATAGCTCTACGCCCTTGGTCACAAAAACACCAGCACCAGCAAGTAGAACGCCAACAGCCACCTTCTTTGCGGTGGCGTGACGCTCTACTCGGCTTTTAGTAATGTCTGCAACGTAACTTTCAAGGGGCAGTAGTCGAGCCGAGTGAGACTTAATATTACTCTCGTGCGATTCGATTTTTTCGTGCAACGACGCAAATCCGTCATCAAGACGCTTTACTAGGTCTGTGCGGTGCTCTTGTAGGTCGTCACGAATGTGGGTCTGTGTAGTAGCCACTTCGGCCAATCTTACAGACACGTCCTGAGTGGTTGTCTCTAGGCGCTGTAGTCGGTCTTCGTGGCCAGACAACTGGCTCTGAACGGCATCTTCACTCATGCAATTAAGATTATTGCTTATTGGTTGTCCAGAACCATTCCGGCAACGAGGTCAGGAATCGTGTCAAAAAACTTCATCGACTTGGAGGCCCCCGTAAAGTACCCGAGTTCACCGTACTTCATTGGGCAGTCTAAGTCTTCGAGAACGTAGACCATACGTCCGTAAGCCATCGAAGCCCCTGACACAAAGTTACTCAAAATATTTGTCGCCTTAAGAGCAATGGCTTCTGACTTCAAAACCTCTTCCCAAATGGCAGTGACACGCTTGTCGTCATCAGGGTTGACATTAATCAAATCCTTAACGCTAACCGCTTCGTGTCCAAGGGCCGTTAAAGCTTGACTAATTTCTTCTGAATTAGTAAGAACTCGCATTAAATGTTCTCGGTACGACCGACAAAAACCTTGCCGTCAATACGAAGAACTACCTCGCTAGCAAGAGGGCACGCCTTGGCAAAATCAACAGCAAGCTCACTGTGGTCAAGGTCTTCTTGAGTGGAGTCTTCCTTCTGGTGAGGAAGTTCGTGGCCAGCAATACGTGGAGGGGTCGGGGAATTACCTTGAAAGTGCATGACGCACTTATACATCTTTCTTTCTGGCTTGGCAAGAGGTCTTTGGGCTGGTACTATCTGAAAAATGCAAAACTCAATTTTAAGCTTTTTGTGCCTACTTGCGACCTCTTCTGCTCTACTCAAGACTCACTCACTTGCGCTAGAATATTTATCGAAGAGGTTCGCTAAGGATGCTATTTCTCAGATGGACCAGATTTTGTTCCCGTCTGCCCTTGCCGTAGATATTGTCCGTCAGCAACTTGTCAATAGAGCTAGACAACTTATTTGGACGGCTTTTTGTGGTACCTTAGCGAACGTAATTGTTGCGTCATTTCTTTTGAAATTTTTTGACTACCTTATTTCGGGCCCCTAAAACAAAACCCCAGCCCTTTGCAGGACTAGGGTTAGTTCGAGGATTAATTCGATATTAAGGCAGCTTGGCCGCGTCAGCACGCTCCGCAAGAACAGTGTCTTCGTCATCGACAAGTAGGCCAATGTAGTTGACGCTAATTTCTTCGATATTGCGGGCATTCAACGACGTCGAATAGGAAACGGGGCGCACAGAGTGGAACTTGGCGATTTCTCGATTTGATTGACGGTCACTTACCGAAATGGTAAGGTATTCGTGAGTCAATAAGTCACGAACGTTGGGCATCTTCGCCAACCGGTGGGCACCAGCACCAACCACACGGAAGCCGCTGCAAGAAATCGAAACGGGCTCTTGAGCGGTGTAGACAGTTTCGTCAGGACCCATACGACCCAAGATGAAAACGGGCTGAACGTCATAGCTAAGACCCCAACTAATTTGGCTAAAAATGCCAATTAACTGCGGAATACCAGTATTTGGGTCAGCGATAAATACCTTGGCACGGGCGCCGTGCATTACTTTGCTTGCAGCCATTTTATTTTCTCCTAATTAAGCGCTCTGGGTGACTTGGGTAATTGCGAAGTTGAGGACGATGTAGTCAAGAGTCGAACTTAGCTTGATTTCGACTGAAATTACCATTACGTTGCCGACAATCTTTACGCTCAGGCTCTTGTAGCCCTTAGGAGCGTCATCCGAAACAGACAAGAGCTTCTGGCGCAGGTAGTTTGCCAGCAAACCTTCCATGTATGTACGACCCAAGCTCGCTGAAATATCAGCAGTAGACTGACCAACGAATGCCGCCTGAAGCTTCTGGGCAGCGTCCACAGATACGAGGTCGGCGTTGTAGACGGCCTGCAACGAGTTAAAGACGAACCCACCAGTGTCGCCAGTCTTACCGTAGGAAGTCTGGTCACTTACCCACGCCCAGCCGCCACCATTAGGTACAGGGCGAGCAACCATTAGGCCGGCAAGACAAGCTGCGTCAACCTGACCGTCAGACCTAGAGTTAAAGTCACCCACACGGCTAACTAGCCCACTGGTGTTAATGGTCTTGCCTTCGATTGAGCGATAGAAGCCGATAGCCTGCATGGCAGCTGCCTTCGTGGCAGTCATCCAAGGAAGAAACTGTACTGGGTTACCAGCCGAGTCAGTCCAGCGGTCGTCCTGAATCACAACGTTATTACGGAAAAACGCGATGTTCTGAGCAAGAGCCTGCGAAAGAGCAAAGGTCGAAGCGATAGAGACAATGCCTTGACGGTTACGGGCACGTTTTACGTTCGAGACAGCGATGCAGTGGTTCTTGACAGCCGTAGTTACACCAGTTAGAGTGTAAGTGCTAGTCGAGTCAGTTAGGCCGTCGCTGATATCCGAGGTCGCATCACGGCTAAATAGAGGCACAACGAAGTTACCGCGCGCGTTTTCGAGAGCAGCCAATCCAGCCACTACGGAAGTGTCTGAAGTTCCACCGCGAGAGCCACCAGTCAAGAAACTCTGAGCGGCCATCACGTCAGGGAGACCGGCACCCGCACGAGCGACCGTTGTAGTTCCAAGCTGGAGAAGATTTGAGGCCGAAATAGCGCTAAAGAGGCGGTAAGCGTCAATCTTAATGCGGCAGTTGCCAGCACCCCAGTTGCTACCAATACCTACCGCAGTTACGCGGTCAAGAGCGGAAGGAGGTAGAGTGCCAAGGGCACCGTTACCAACCGCACACACATAACCGGTTTGAGCGTTAATAAAGTCGGCAAGAGCCTGGATGGTAGGGAAATCTGCCAGACTTAGCGTAAGAGCAGCGCCTGTACCGCCAGTCACTGTCGTTGTTAGCTGAGTGGCAGAAATAGTGACAGTTGAAGTAGTCACGGCGTTTGTGGTAAGATACGAGAGCTTGAGAGCTACTTCGCCACCAACAGTTAGACTCTCCGAAACAGAGTCGATAGCACGACTATCCGCAAGAGTTACCTTGTACTCTGCGGCTGCTGAAACGATTTGGGGAGCACCAGTCTTACTTACCCACGAAACCGGAGAAGTAGAAAGGGCAAAAGCGCAACGAGACAGCAGGTCGGCACCAGCAAGTTCAACGATTTCAAGTGTCTTGCCGAGACCGTCAACAACCGTACTCGCTACCGCCGAAATCGAGATGGGGGCATAAGCGACAATATCGGTAACGGCCGCAAGAGCGGTAGTCACAATCGCTACAGGGGCAGTAATTACACCGGCCACAGGAGAAGGAGTTACCTTACCAGCATCTGACAACTTAGTCATGGTGATGGTGGTGGTTGTCGAAGCAGTTACAACATAGCAACCCACGTTCTGCTGACTGGCACCCGCAATGTTAGCTGGCGCACTAGCAGGAATCATTACAGTGTCCCCAACGCTCGGCGTAACGTCCCAAGAGAAGTTGGTTGCGGTCAAAATAAGACCGTTCGTGCCGTTTAGAGCACCTGAAACGCTGCGAGAGGCAAAAGATGCAAGCGTGCCGCGAGAAGTGCCACCTGCTGAGACAAGACCGGCCAGACCACCAAATGTGGTTACGGCAGCGCTTGGAGTAGCAGAAGCAGCAATAGTAGTGCCAAGAGGCAAGCCACCGTTAAGACGCACCGCGTAAGTTACGACTCCTACAGGAGGAATCCAAGTAAACAAACCAGTAGTAGGAGCAGACTCGGCTTGTGCCGAAGTCGTCTGGTAGGCGATTAGGTTGCCGATTTTACCGTACGACTTATCGGCAAGAGTAGCGTAAGTGCCGCCACCAATCTTAGGAAGAGCACCTGAAGCCTTGACACCAACGTTTGTCTTAACTAGAATGGCACCGCCAATAGAACCGACAAGCTCAGGGTCGGTGCTAGGCGAAACAGCACCACGGAAGGCGTCTACTAGAGGGCCAGACTTGTACTTAGCCACAACGTCAGACAGTTGGTCAGGACCAAAGAAATTGGATTCAATGTCTGACTCAAGAGTTACGTCCTGCCCCGCGTCGGCCTCACCGACAAGCATAAGAATGCCATTGGCCGTAAGGCCAGTAGGTAGAGACTGTACAGTATAACGGCTAACTGCCGTGGGGGTAATTAGTGTTCCGCCGTCGAAAGTGAATGACTTAGCCATTATTTAATCCTCAAAAAGCGAGATTACTTCTTTCCAAGCAATTTACCAAAAATGCCCGGCTTAGAAGCCGGAGCCTTGGGAGTAATTCCCGCAGCCTTGGGCGAAGCCAGCGCAGGAGTCGGCTTTTTATCAAGTTCAAGCCCACTTACTACAGGAGCCTTCGGAGTAAATGCCCCAGCCGCAGCTGCGCTAAAATCGGCTGCGCGGTCAGCGTGTTGGGCAGGAGAAGGAAGCTTTACCTTAGGGGCCGCAGGAGCCGGAGCACCCATATTGTTGCGCAGGGCGATATCGGCCATAACACCCTTACCGAGAGGTTTTACTGCGAGCTTAGGTAGCTTAGGCTTGACCTTAGCGGACTTATCGAGACCAGCAGTAATTCCGGCTTCAGTACCGGGAGCGGATTCCATAACGTCCTTCGACATAGGAACAGAAGCTCCCATGTTTTTCCCAGAGGGAGGCTTAGCCATAGGAGGCTCGGCCTTCTTGACGATTTGTCCTCCAGAGCCCGGCGCCGAAACTTCCTTTGAGCCGTCATCAGGCATAGTGGCCGAAGGATTATTTCCAACACTGATGTGTTTGCCCTTAGAGTCAACCATTTCGGCTTTCATGGCTCTGCACTTGTCGAGCTTGTGACCCTTTTTGCCGCAGTTAAGGCAAAGTTCGTCTTTATTCATTGCGTCATCAAGAACGTCAGCGGGCGACCTTTCGCCAGAAGTTTCTTCGCCCGGAGTATCTTCCATAGGGCGACCCTTACCGAGCATGGCTGCGCCAGAAATGTCCTCAGCACCAGAACCAGCAGAAGTGCCAGTGACATGACGATGAGGAGGAATAATAGTCTTCTTGAGTTCGGCTGTACGCCACTCTTTAATTTCAGCCTCAAACTTGGCGATTTTTTCGTCGCGAGTTTTGACTAGAATGGCTGCGACTTCCTCTGTAGAATAAGTTTTGTCGGTCACTTCATTGCTCCGTTCATCAGTAGAGATTATGCTCTTTGTTACAGGAGCGGTTGAAACCTGTTCGGGCACCTTTGCTGCTGGGGAGGTAGGGTGCGTTTGAACGGGCCCTTGGTGGCGTGGGTCATGCTCAAAGTCAAAATTAATTCTGAAGTAGCCTTGATTTCCCGGAAGAGCAGTATAAAAGTCTTCAGGTGGAGATTCGAAATGCTCAAGAGGCTGTTGAGCAGGATGAGTCAGACGAGACTTGCCTTCGTGCTCACCATTAGTGTACAGAAGTTCGTGCTTTCCACCTTGAGAAAAAACTACCGAATCTTGGCCAAATAGCTTGCCTAAGTGGCGCATTTGCTCGCGAGAAGGGTTGTACACAATTGCACTACGCTCAGGCTCTCCATGGCGTCCATGAGTCTGGTCGTATTTGAGTCCCATTCCATCAAGGGCCTGAACTAGATTTTCGTGGTTTGCTTCGACTGAAGCTGGGTGCATCGGGGCTTCACCTGACATGAGGCCGAAACGACCTCCGGCAAAAATGTGGTGCCCTCGAAGGCGTTCAGGAATCGGCATATATCAGAGATTACTTAAGTTTATCCAGATTTCCAGACCACAATTGCGTATTCACGTCGACTCCGGTATAATCGCTCGATACGTCTATTCCATCGCCAGAGACTTGGAGACGAGCCTTAACGCCAGAAATCTTAGGAGTTACGAGCTTCGGCCAAGAGTGACGCACGTGGCCAGATAGATTAATATATCTAGAAAAGACGTGCTCTGTTTCGAATTGACCATCACGTTGGAAGTCTGTAGACTCAGTCGTTGAACGTTCAAACCCGCGCGCTTCAAGCAGGGCTTCCTTGTAGCGGTGCAAGGCAAAAATAACAATAGAGTGCAACCAAGTAAGCATGGCTGGCTCGGCGCCGACATGAACTCCTACCCTATAACTTTCTCGATAAGAGCTTGACTCGATAGCAGTAATAAAAGCTGGTCGAGCGGGCTTGAGTACAGCTTTATTAAAATTAGCCACTACCCCGACCGGAATTGTGAAAGACAAGTCGCCAGTAACAGTAAGAATTTCGTGACCTCGCCCCGCCGCATCTACCAAAAACATACCCGGGCACAGGGTCACAGTGTCAGGCAAGCTGTTAATAATTACTGACCCAGAAGAAGGTTTGTACGAAACAACTTTGAGGCCTGAAGTTAGTGCCGGCCAGTTCGAGTCGTTATCTTCAAACGGTTGGTGGTGAGTATCTGCCGTGGTTGCTTCGGCTACTACTTCGCTACTTGATACCAAAGAAATTGTGATAGCAGGAACCTTTAACTCGTTCATTACCGGAACCATTAGTACCGGAATGTTCGTTGTCAAGAACCAGTTTTTAGCTGCGTCCAGAGAAGCCTGCCCGTACTGACGGTAGGTCAAAACGTCTTGCTTCAATGACGAGAAAACATAGTCGAGAACCCAAGGATTAGCTCTCATGTCCATGAGAGCGGCTTCGATGGAAGAACGAATAATTACGTCCGACTGGAAAATGCCCTGAATAATAGTGGTTTCGGGCGGCAAAGGCAGAGAGAGAGCCTGTGACAAAACCGCTTGACCAACGTCTGGCAGAATAGGGATTGAAGCGGCTACGGCTGCCTGTGCCGCAAAAGGAGAAATCATTCCCCTTGTCAAGAGGGCGACTGTCATTACAGCACCCTAATGATTGAATACTTATTGAGTGCAGTACCCGCATAAGTCGCAGTGACAGTGTACTGAAAAGTTACCCCGGTAGAGCCCGCCGAAGTTGCGTTTGCAGCAGTGTCGTAGCACCTAATACGCGCACCAGTCAGGTTTCCGTTCCCGTCATATGACTGATTGTCTACAACTGAGTTCTCGTAAGACAAACCAAGAGTGCGTAAAATGTTTTGCCTGAATGCGTCTACTTCCATCGTTTCGGCAGAAATTTGATACGGTGCCAGACTAGTACGACCGGCATCCGTAAAGAATTTACCTACTACTTGATAGGTTCCTGCATTGGCAGGAGTCCAACTTCCAACATAAACTCCGTCACCTACATGTGACAAAGTAATGGTTGTCACAACTCCAGAATTGTTATAGATAATGGCACTACCGTACAACCCGGCGTTATTGTCGCCAGCTTGTACAGCAATAGTTGCGGCAATACCGGGTTGTCCCCAAATCATATTTTACTCGAAGTAGTGGTCGAAAGTGACGATGTAAGTCACAACGCCAGTGGTTGTTACAGTACCGATATTCTTACTCACAAGCTGGACATATTCGCCGGGGTTGACGACAATCGGGTTTGCTAGCGTTAGATGGATGCCGTTTGCGTTGCCCATCACACCCACAGCGGCGTTTGCGACAAGGCCACTGTCGACTCCCACGGGTACGCGGCGAGGAGCCTTAGTCGTCGAGGCCTCAGCTGTAGCAAGAGAAAGCGCGTTGTGGCCGTAAGCAATGGAGTAAACGTTAATTACTGGTCCACCAACCAACACAGTAGTTACAATCGAATAAACGTGTACCCCAGAAATAATTAGAGTACGAGGACGCTGCGAGACCGAACCAATTGGGTTAAGGAAGCTGCAAATGATACCGTCAGTGTTGGCGGTAAGAGTTGGAAGCGAACTAAATTGACCACCGAGACCTGTACCCAAAGCGGCGGTCGTGTTAGTCATTGCCGCGCCAGCCGTAGGAGCTAGCGAGTTAGTGAAAAGGGCGTTCGTGCCCATTGTGCTACCGGCTAGACCTTGGTAAGCAAGGCCCTGATTGGTCATCTGGAGGTTCCAAGGCTTGGCAGTTTGCCAGTCGCCCAGTGAAACCATTAGCGCACCAATCTTAAGCTGGCAAATCGCGCCAGCAGCAGAAGGTTGAGTGAGACGTGCAGACCAAGGCAACCCACCAAAAATAGTAGGGAGAGGGTTGGAGGTTCCCGTTGCCAGAGTGCCAATGTAAGCGTCGTTTACGTAAAAATCAGTACCAGTGTCACCGACTTCAAGAGCTAGCTTATAGATGCGGTTAGGATTTACCGAACTGGCAGGGTATGTGTAGGCAGTAGTGATTTCAGTGCCGTTGTAGTTGATTACACCAAAAATACCCGTGCTATTAATGCGGAAGAAAACGCCGTCAGTAGGAGCGTACGGAGCCGCTGTTCCGGCTTGGAAAACACCCACTTCTGCCTGCCAGTTACTTGGCACTACAGCACTTAGCTCAATGCTAGTCTCGACGTACAGCAGTGAGGCAATATCCACGTTAAAGGTGCGGTAGGTCTGGACCACGGCTTGACCGGCCGTAGTAATAGAACTCGAGTTCAGGCTTAAGAAACCGCCAGCCCAACCAGCGGTCAAGGTAGACGAACGATAAAGGTATCGGCCCGTATCCTGAGCGGCATAGTTGAAAATATCGTTAAAAAGAATCGTGTCAATGCCGGCACGGAGACGATAGTCATGAGAAATCTCGGGAGACTTGTTGTAGGGGGTGCCTACCAGACTTCCTGAGTCGTTCTCGTACATTGCTACTGTGTAGCCAGCAGTGTCGAGCGCCTTGCCGAGTGTGATTTTAAGTTGGTTGGCAGCATCGACTTCCGCGAAGTTGCCAGATGTGTTGCCTTGAATTCTAATTCCCATTTGTGTATATTCCTCTTAAAACCAGAGCCAAGCTACGTTAAAAGTGCCGTTTAAGCGAAAGTTAGTGTGAGCCACAATACTAAACCCAACACCGGCAGTAGGTTGGGTTGGCATAACCGTAATTTCAGCGACCAAATGGTCATCGGCAGTATTAGTCGCAGTAGATGCGTTTACAATCCAGCACTGTACAGTAGAAGTGCTTAAAATACTGGACTGTCCAGTAATAGCTAAGGTAGCTTCTGAACTACCACCACTAGTTGCGCCGAAATCAATAAGTCCCGTACCTCCGGTAACGGTAGTGCCGCCGCCGCCTCCACCAGTAGAAACCCCAGCGCTAATAAAACTCATTCAGACAGTCAGATTACGATTGAGTGTAGTAAATAAGGCCGGATAGCTGAGAGGTGTTGCTGCCACTTGTCAAGATGACAAAGTCCTCATTTGTCCCCGTAACAAACCAAGGTTCTGAAGACAAATCGAACACCAAAGCGCCAGTTTGACCTACGCTCATAAATGGCGTATAATCCGAATAAGTTCCAGAAGGACCGTGTTGAAACTTGAAGGTTGTGGCTGCCGAACTTGTGAAGAAAATTCTGTGAATTCTAATTGTTTTGCCTGCGACGGCAGCGATAATTGAAGTGCTACCATTAGCTGGGGCGGCATTTACTTGAGCGGTAAGAAGAGTGGCTACTGTTGGGGTAGCGTAAGAGATAGGCTGAGTGACCCCTGAACCGTCCGTCTTCAAAGGGGTCATGCTCACTGCACCCTGTACCGTTAGAACATCAGTAGAAGGGGTGCCTGCCGTGCCAAGCGAAGGCTGCTTAGCGGCAGTTGCAGCACCAGTCGGTAAGGGAAGAGTTGATGCTGAAATTGCAGTCGTGCCATCAATTACTGCATGAAGGTTAGTTCCTGTCGCTTGCGTTACCGTCACAGTGCCGGAAACAGGCTGAGTCACGCCTGAACCATCTACCCTAAGAGCGCCTGCTGTAGTAAGAGAAAGAGCGTTAGCGGTTGCTGTAGTGTAAGTGGGAGCAGAGGTCGTTACCGACCCCATCGTCAAGGACCCGACAGTAGGTGCGGCTGCTGCGATTGTGCCTTCCGATGCTGTTTGTGCGCGTAGGTTAGCCGCAGTTGACTGAACTACTGTAGCGTTAAGGTTGGCGGCAGTGGCCTGACTGACTGTAACGGCAGAGGCGGAAGCATCTACTCGCAGTGCCCCACCAACAGTCAGCGAAAGTGGGCTCGTTTGTCCGGTCGTGTAAGTGGGGGCGGCTGTTGCTACAGCACCTTGGATTAAAATACCGGACTGCCCAGAAGTCGTTGACGCTTGCGCTAAAGGCAGCTTGGCGAGGCTTGTTTCAGTGGCTGCTCCAGTAGGAAGAGGTAGAGAAGCGGCCGAAATTGCTACAGTATTATCTACAGTTGTGTGTAGGTTAGTTCCAGTAGCCTGAGTTACGGTTAACGTGCCAGAAACAGGCTGTGTAACAGCGGAACCATCTACCTTTAATGCTCCTGCGGCAGAAATAGTAGCAAGGTTCGTGCCGGCCGAATCGACCAGTTTGGTTTTTTGGGTACCCCCAGTGAGAGTGGCATCCAAAGCCAGCCCGTTAGTGGTACCAATATTAGCGGTAATTCCACCACTAATGGAAACGGGCTGTGTTGTCGTACCTACAGGGTCAACCCTGACCGGATTTGACAGCACGCCAAGCTGTGGGTATGCAATAATCACAACTTGAAGATTATCGGGTATGGTATAGTGCCAGCTAATGAAACGATTTACTGACGAGCAGCTAGGTAAAGTGGCAGAAACCCTACACGAAGTCGTGACTGACGTACAGGTAAAATTGAGGTGGGGCTCTCAACAGCGCGATATTTTGCATCAAGCACTTAAGGCCGGGGAAAAAGTGGGCGGCTATAGGGCGATTTGGCTTAGGGACGTACAAAAAGCAATGGCTAAAGTGCTCGGTGAACACATCGACGAATTTAATAAAAAATACCCGCACGATAGAATTAGTCAAGATGATGTGACTGACGCCACTTTTTCCTTCTATAGCGCCTCCAAAAAGCCTTGACGTTACACCTAAGCCACTATACAATCACCTCACATGCGAACATTCGTCCTTGACACCAACGTTCTTCTCCATGACCCTCGTTCAATCTTTTCTTTTGGTACCAATAAGGTAGTGGTGCCTATTTATGTCATCGAGGAACTTGACCAGTTTAAGAAAGACATGAGTGAACTCGGGCGAAATGCCCGTGAAGTTGCCAGAATTATTGACGATTTGCGTGAAAAGGGGGATATTGCGAAGGGCGTAAAGCTACCCAATAAGGGTACGTTCGTAGTTCTTGCTGCCAAAAAGAATATTCCCACCGGAATGGCTAACGCGAATCTGATGGACAACAAGATTCTTTCTGTTGCCGTTGAGCAGAAGGGTCAAGTGACATTTGTCACCAAGGACGTTAACCTTCGTATCCGAAGTGACGCACTGAGTCTTAAGTCGGAAGACTACGAGCCTTCTAAGGTTGACGTTTCCGACCTACCGACCGGTCTAACCATCATGAAGGAACTTGACGACAATCTCGACTCTGTCCAACTGAACGAGTTCGTTCTTGGCCCTGACGGTCGCCACATTCGCCAGCGCAAGACAAACGGATTCATGACGGTCAATCTCAAGGAGACTTGGGGCATTTCGTCACGTAACGTCGAACAGGCCTGCCTGCTAGACCTCTTGACTAACGATAGTATCCCTTTGGTTGCAGTGGTCGGCAAGGCCGGTACAGGTAAGACCCTCCTTTCCATTGCAGCAGGTCTTACCAAGGTAACCGAAGAGCAGAAGTATTCGAGACTTTTGGTTTCGCGACCCGTTGTCCCAATGGGCAAAGATATCGGGTACTTGCCGGGTACTCTCGAAGAGAAGCTTGGACCTTGGATGCAGCCTATTGCAGACAACGTCGATTTTCTGCTCAATTCAAAGGCGAACAAGCGAAATACCAAGAATTACCAAACCTTGGTAGACCTTGGGCTGATTGAACTCGGGGCCCTTACCTATATTCGTGGCCGCTCTATTCCCAATCAATTTATGCTCATTGACGAGGCGCAGAACCTCACTCCCCATGAGCTTAAGACGATTATTACACGAGCCGGCGAAGGCACCAAAATTGTTCTAACCGGTGACCCCTACCAAATCGACAACCCATACATTGACTCTACCAATAATGGTCTGGTATACGTAGTGAATAAGTTTCGTGGCCACCCTTTGTTTGGCCACATCACCCTTACTAAGGGCGAGAGGTCGCCTCTTGCTGAAGCAGCGAGTAACTTGCTGTGAAATTTACAGCGAACTTTATTCTTGTTACATTTGATGAAAATTCGACGGGTGGAAGCCCTCTCAAGGGTAACGATTGACTGTCAAGAGTGTCGAGCCAAAGCCCGCAAATATAAGCTCAAAAAGCCTGCAAAGCATTCTCGATAAGCTGGGGGGCAATAGTAGAGAACCACTGCTCAATAGCCCACTGGGCAGCTTCCTCAAAGAAATTGCGGGCTTGCAGGCCAGGATGCACCCACCGGCCGGTTCCCTTGTGCTTGGAACTCGCGACACGAAAAGTCATAATACTGCGCTTAACACCCGAACTACCGTCTTTCTTCTTAATATCGTTCTGGTAAATTCGGATTCCCTGTAAGTAAGGAATTCCGGTAGGCCCTTGGCGAACTTGCCCAAGCGGACCCTTACCCATGCCCGGGCCTTCTACATTTTTAATTGGTAGCTTCATAATGTCCAAAGAGTGTAGAAGGCCGGTCTTGGGATTGCCAGCAGGGTCAGTTTCGATTTTGCCGTAAGGGATTTTGCGCTTAGATAGCTCTTTCTTAACAGTTGCAGTCAAGTCGTTTTGAGCAGGGGTCTGCTGGGTAGGGCCCTTTTTGTGTTCGAACGGAACTACTAAATACTTTGAGCCATCCTTTGCCGTTTTCGCCTTAGGAGAACTTAGAAGGTCATCTAGCATTTCGTGCTCGTCCATCCCAGCCTCTATCCACATCGCCTTCTGGTCGAGGGTAATAATCCACGTATCTTTGGAAACCTCTGATACCTTTAGGTGTTCTAGGTATTTGTCTCGTGTAGAGTGAAGTTTTTCCTGTACTTGTTCGGTAATATGGGCGTGTGTCTGGACTGCTAGGTCACGAGCAGCCGCTTGTAGTGCTTTTTCTACTTGTGGACGTAGAGCATCCTTCATGGTAAGAAGAGGCGATACATCGAAGTTGAGGTGAATCATTACTTTCCGCCAGCGTTACGACTGGAGATTGGAGAACCAGACTGAGACATTACCATGCCCGCTCGCACAGAGCGCCACTTTGTCTTGCCTTCTTCCTCGACCTTAATTTTTCCTGCGTCATGGGTTCCACTTGCTGAAGAATCCTTTACAGCACCTACGGGGAGAATCACGTTATGACGACCAGTCTTGCCAGCCTCCAAAGCAGCTTTATCCAACTCTTTTTCCACTGGGGGGGCTTCGTTGGCGCTTGCTTCGCTCTCCTCTTTGTGTTTGTTGTGTGCTGCCCAAGCAATTTTGAAGGCAGTCTCTACACCGTGCTTAGCCTTGAGTTCTTTCATGACCTCTTCGCTGAAACCCGGAGGAGCTTCCTTGTATAGATTTTCCGACTTTTGAATATTGTCTGTTTTTTGGCCTTCTTGACCGAAAATTTGACGAGCACCCTGAATCAGGACCTTGACTAGACCGTTAATCGAGGCGTAAAGGTCAGGGTCCTGCTGCTGTAGTGCCTCAAGTTCTTGTGAGCGCTCCTTGAGAGTCGACAAAATCTTAATGGTCTGCTGACGAAGGTCGCCCTTGTTCTGACTCGCCTTGTCAGAGGCTTCTTTTTGGTCTTTTTCTTGCTGGTCCTGCTGACCTTGTTGGTCTGCCATTTGAGCGAAGATAGAATGAGGGTCACTGGCGGCCGGAGCTAGGCTTTCAGCCTGATTGTTGGCCATTTGAGCGGCTGGTGGGGCCTCTTCGGGGCCGGGTTCAGCTTGCTGTTCGGTAGGCGGCACTGCGCCACCTCCCTGCAAGGGGGTTGCATCTGGCTGAGCCTTGGCAATAAATGACTCCTCCTTAGTAGAAAGGATATCTTGCACTTCGGGGCCGTATAAAAGAATCTTATCGCCACCGATTTGTTGACTTGCTTTAAGGGCTTGGTCTGCCTCAGAAATTCGAGTACCAATCCCAATCGAGCAAGGCCCACCTACCGCCCCCTCAAAACGCTCCTTGATGGCCGGTAAGTCCTCTAGGCGCTCCGCTGGAATGCGCACCCTGCCCTCGTCACCCACAGCATTTACGACCTCGCCACCGCTCGCTGAGGCCCATTGGCGCCAAATCTCCCTCGCACCGTCTAAAGCCTGATACTGCTTGCGAATATCTTCAGCCGTGTCATTGTACTGGGGGTCAATCGGCAGGCGGTCGATTTTGTAAGAAACATAGGTCCAAATCATGTTTTTAAGATTACACCTTGACAATCTATAGCGGATTAATGTACTATTCGGATAATGAAGACTACCCCTGCTGTCCACACTACCACTTATCCTGTCGTGGGTCGAGCGAGACCAAGTGTACGCCGCTCACGAAGCTATTGCCAAGCTGAGCGGAAACGTGTATGATGCCGTCTTCCTTGACCACGACCTGAATGACGTGGACGGCAGTGGCTCTTACGACAACGAAGGAAACGAGACCGCTGGGGTTTCGAGTGGTGGAAGAGAGTTACACACCCAATCGGGCAGCCGGTTGGTTCACTTGGCTTAAGGAGAATCTATGACTGAATTTGACGAGTTGTGTTTCGATGTTTCTAGACTTGAGAGCGATTTGGGCGATACAACGCAAGACGTGCGCGACCTCGAATTTAGGGTTTGCTCACTTGAAAGTGCCGATGCCGCCTTTAGGTTCGACGCCGAGCTTGAGACTCGAATCGAGGCCCAAGAGCGTGAAATCGAGGCCCTCAATAAGACCGTTAGCGAGCTTCTTAACAGAATTGCTACGCTGGAAAGCTGGCGTAAGTGAACCAATCGCACTTTAAAATTGTTTCATACCAGTACGGGGGCTTTGATGGCAAAAACGAGGCCCTCGTTACCATTGACCGGGATTCAAACCTGATTTCGGTCAGACCCAAAAACCGACACCGCACCTACGAAATGCGCCTTGAAGATGTAGCAAGAATCATTCTTTACAACGTGACCAAGGCCGAAATCCGCGAAAAGAAGAAGCTCAAGAAAATCCGCCGAAAGGGAATCTTATGAATACTGCCGACCTAACTATCGACTCACTTAGGGCTCTTACACGTGCCATCGACACTTATCTGTTCAGTCAGCATAAAGTGATTGAAAATTTACGCAAGATGGACGTTATCCCTTGGCACCTTGTCGAGGCGACACTTGACGAAATCGACCGAATCAAGGGTGTCCGTTCTCAAATCAACGTTTATTTGCCGGGCAAGCTGACTGCCAACGACGCGAGCTAAAATGAAACGCGTGACCAAGAAAGACAAGCAGCTTCTCGCCGGGTACTATTTACAGTACAAAATTCAAGACCTCCTTTTTCGTGCAATAAAAGATAATGGCTGGACGGTCGGAAGGCTTGCTAGGGAGTGCGGCATTAAGAAAGAACAACTTGACTTGCTGCTGCGTGACCAAGATGAGCGGAAAGTCTCTCTTCTTTTGCTTGGCAAGCTTGCGTGCGCTCTCGGGCTTGAGTTTGATGTTTCACTGAAGTCAGAAACCCGAGGAAAAGTAAGTGTATGAAATTAAAGAAATCGGCCAGCAAATCGCGCTGCAAGACAACCAGTGTACGGCCAACCCAATTTTTCTCGTAGAGCAAAAGGAAAGGCTTTACGGTTTTGATGAAAATTGCGGTGAGGGTCCAGTTTGGATTGATTCGGATGGTTATGAAGCTTCCGTCGAAGTGTCTGAAAAACTCGAAGACGATTACACGTCTGACTTTACTGAGCCTGACTTCTGGACTAGAACTTTTTACAACGATTGTTGGCGGTTTGTTACCGTTTTCTTTACAGAAAAAGCCGCGCGCCAATACATTAAAGACAACGCCCACCATTTTAAGTACCCTCATAATGAAGCACGCGTTTTTGTCGACTCATTAAATCGAAACTCGGAAATGAAGGCTGTACGTAACCACTTAATTGGACTTGCGAATGAGTGAACTAGACTGGCAAATTCGGCGCCAACTGGCTGTGAATCGAGTGGTAGTTCGATTGAACTCGATTGCGGAGACTATAGAAAAGGCTCACCCTGAAGCAGCACTTACCTTTCGCGCTGCTGATTTCGTGCTTGCCGTGTATAACTGGGCCGTAGAAGAAGAGCAGCGAATTAAAAAGGAAAACGATGAAGAATCTAATTGTACTTGCGGGAAAAGCCGGTAGCGGCAAGGATTATTTTGCTGATAGGCTGATTGAGAAGCTCGTCGAGAGCGATAAAACGTCTAAAGTTACCAAGACGAGTTTCGCTTTCCCTCTTAAGGAATTTGCCGCAAGTCTTGGTTTTCCTCGTGGCCTCTTGTTCGGCCCTTCTCAATACAGAAACTACACCTTGAGCAGGTACGAGAAAGACACCATCGCAGGCTTTTCAAGGGCGGCTGCGTTGACTGGGCTTGAGACGTATTCAGGGGTTTGTCTTACGGCCACTCCGCTGGAGGCCTTTTTAGCGTGGATGGACGAATTCGAATCTAAGCTCAAAAGCGAGGAACCCATTACGACACGATGGTTCCTTCAGGAGTTTGGCACAGGTTTTTGTCGGCGCTTTTTGGGCAATGACGTGTTGGCCAACGCCGCCCTCAAAAACGCTGACCGCGCAATAAGTTTTCGCAATGACGTTGCAATCATCACCGATGGAAGGTTCGAAAACGAGCTTCGACTTTCAAAGGCCGCTGGAGCCTATGTCGTTCACATTGTGAACCCCTTGACGGCAAACGAGAAGACAACCCACATTTCGGAAGCACAAGACTTTGACTCTAGATGGATTGACTACGTGGTTGTCAATGACCGCAAAAGGGCCCTCGAAGTAGACTTAAACTACGTGGTTAATAGCGTGCTCAATGAAAATTAAAATCAGCGACCGATTACCTGACTGGTACGTACAGGAAATCGTAGAAGAAATTACCAGCGGCCTCATGGACGCCGGATTTTTTTATGGTGCAAATTCAGCCAATGGCTACGGAAACAGTTTTACTCCTGACGCAAAACTCTCAGCCGCCGCCGATGAGTTCCACGCTTTAATCAAGTTTTTGATGAAATGATTATTTCTTTTACTGGACACATGCCCGACAAACTCGGTTCATCCTGTGCAGATTAGTAGACTATACACTTTATTAACCCAAAGGACTTCCTGTGAACATTCCCCTTACAGTTTTTATCCTTACTCGTGGCTTCAGTATTCAGGTCGTTAAGTCTGCGCACAACTCTCTTGCCGAAGCTATTGAAGCCGCGACATACAACCACTTGCTTACCAACAAGAAATACGACATTAATTGGCGTGACCGCAACGGTTTGACTTGCGGTTACGCTTCAGATGGCGTAAACTACGAAATCCATCAATTTACCATTAACGCTGAGGTAAACCTGTAATTTCCATGAAACTCACTTATGTTACTCACGAAAACATTCGTTGGGGAGAATTTATTCGGCCGGGTGAAGGGTTTACTTTAGGCAAGTCGTATGAAGTTGTTTGTGTTGGAAACTTAAAAATTCCTTGGCATTCTCTTGAACTTAGTGTAATTGACGACTTCGGAGAAGAGAGACGAATGCTTGGCTGTCACTTTGAAGAACCACTCGAATAAACACTTGGAAACCGTGAACATTAAGCAAGATGAAAGCGTGGACCATCCCGCAGTAGTTTTTATTGATGAGACTCATGTCACCCCCACTGTTGTAAATGTACTCAAAACGCACCTTGCCGGTTACAACTTTGAGGTCTCCGTGAGACAAAGGGTCTGGTACGGGGCAGATGAGCCACCTAGAGTCTGGCTAGACATTATCGTTAAGGATGCTGATGAAATCACGACTTCGCTTCTGAACTCGATTGATATTGAGTTTCTTCGCCCGGACTTTAAAGTGACGCTGTTAGTTAGCGACACAGACCCCGAAGACAGAAGCCTGAAAATTTCAGGCTACGTCAGTATGAAAGTTTTGATTGATATGTTTTTTGATTCATTCCCGTCCGAGTAAAGGAAGCCATGTCGCATTTTTGTACTATTGTTGTTGGTGATGACCCTGAGTCTCAACTGGAGCCTTTCAGGGAGTACGACGGTAGCCCAGACTTCGATAAGTCTCTTTTGACTTACGTCGACAGAACAGACGAAATTACGCGCATTTTCAACGATACCCTAGATGAAGTCTTCATTTCGCCTAACGGCAAAATTTACATTAAGTACGACAGAAAATTTGCCCCAGACTACAACTGTCCAAAGGGTTTCACTTGCAAGAGAATGCGCCCTAAGGACCATTACTCATCCCTAGAAAAGTTCGCGAAAGAGTGGGATGAGTGCCGCCCCATCCCAAACAAGCCGGGCCGCTACGGGTATTTGACTAACGAAAACGGCAAGTGGGACTGGCACACCCTTGGTGGGCGTTACGAAAACCGGCTTGTCACTAAAACGGGTTGCTATGGCAACCAGTTTGCGGTAGGAGAGCTAGACTTCAAAGAAATGCGTGCCGCCCGGAAGAAGCTACGGCGAATGCAGTGGGGCGAGTACCTTAAAATGTGTAAGGAGTCGGGGAAAGAGTATTCCGCCGAGCTTTATGAGGTGAAAAGCGGTGATACAATGAAGACATATTCTAGTCGGGCAACACCCATTAGCGCGTTCGCTGTCTTGAAGGATGGAGTCTTTTACGAGAATGGTAAGGTTGGCTGGTTCGGAATGGTCTCAAAAGAAATGACGCACGACGACTGGAATTCCGAGCTAAACAAGTTGCTAGAAAGCCTACCTAAAGACACTCTTATCTCGGTTTACGACTTGCACATCTAATGATTCCCAAAGAAAACGCTATCCACTACTTGTTTTTGTGCAAGTATTACCTGGAAATCCCCACTTACACAATCGAGCACTTTAAAAAACTAAATCTAGGGTTCGCTGAAGACGCCGTAAGGTTGAGGCCCATTAGCCCACAAATCCAAGAGTGGGCCGAAGGTGTGCTAAATGGAAACTCAATCGAATAAGATGAGCAATGTAAAGCAAGTTATTGTTATTCGCAAGGACCTCAAAATGAGGCGAGGCAAAGAAATCGCCCAAGGCAGTCACGCAAGCGTCAAGTGGCTCGCCAAACGTGTCGAAAACGGCAAAGTACCTCGTTTTAGCGCTAGCGAACAGGAGTGGCTTAAGGGCTCGTTCGCTAAGATTTGCTTGCAGGTAAATTCAGAGCATGAGCTTATTGAGCTTTGGGAAGAGGCAAAAGACGCTGGACTTACGGTTGAAGATATCGTAGACTCTGGCACTACCGAGTTCCACGACACCCCAACCTTTACGTGCATTGCCATCGGCCCCAACATTTCTGAAGAAATTGACAAAGTTACTGGACACTTAAAGTTGTACTAAAAGGACACTTCATGAGAAATGAAATTCGCGGGGATTTGCTCAATATTAAGTCCAATGCCATTTTGGTACATGGTTGTAACGCTCAGGGTGTTATGGGAGCGGGAATCGCCAAGCAAGTCAAGAATATGTACCAATCAAGCTACGAGGAGTACGTAGACTTTCTTAACGACTTCGAGAACCGAAAGGACTCCCTAGGCGAAATCTCAGGTGGTTGGGTTGGTCCTAGAGAGTCTAACCTTTTTCTTGTCAATGGCATTACCCAATTCGGGTGCGGTGGCGAAAGGCCAATGTCTTATGATGCTGTAGATGGCGTATTTAGCAAGGTAGGGGAAATCGCGAGGCAAACGGGATTGCATGTTTATTACCCGTCGATTGGGGCTGGACTTGGTGGCGGCGAATGGAGTATCATTCGCTCAATCATTGACTTTAATCTCAGAAATGCCAATCATACCCACGTGGTGTACAATGGATAAAGATACGGTAAAGCTGCCTACTGATGCGTCGGCCAAGATTGCCGATATGATTGGCGTTTTTGCTCGTTTCGTACACCAAAGTGAACTTATTGCGCGCGGGTCAAATCGGAACGAGGTGAGGAACGCGATTACAGCCATTGAAGCTCTTACTTTGGTGCTATCCGACCTTAACCCACATGTCTGACGAACTAGAAATCGCACAACTCAAAAGGGCCTTGCGAGAAATCGAAAACCTCGCTAAAGTAGAACACGACCGACTGTTCGACTTTTTGAGTCGCCGCAACAAAACCATTATTTTTCTTGGTAGAATCATTAGAATCGCCAAAACCGCCCTAAATGCAAAATGACCCCACGTATCAGAAAAACCGTTTGTCGGCCTAAAACGGCATAAGTGGGCGCAATATTTAACGAGCAGCTTATCCAACCGTCTACGAGTACGACTCCTGCGGGTTGACTACTTCGTTATCGACGAGTAGAATACTCACGTGAATCAAGCCGAATGCGATGCTGTATTTTTTGGGAGAACCTTCACTAATGACTTTCTGGGTTATTCTCTATTGTGTCTTTGGGGTTGCCACGGGGCTCATTCTCAACCGGATGGCTACCGTTGGCAAGAGACTTGAGTTCACTTTCGTTGACCGAGTTGCCCTGATGCTCATTGGCCTTGTGTTTTGGGTACCTATTTTGTCGAGTATGTATTATTACTACCTCAAGATGGAGAACGGAGAATAAAAATGCACAAACCAGAAATTGGCTACTACGAAAAGAATTGGCCGAAGCTGATTTGCTAGTCACTCCCCCGCTCTGAAGGGTTCCTTTCTCGCGATGATGAAGCAGCGAAGGATAGTGACGCCCAAGCCTCTTTCATATGCGACACGAAAACGCTATTGTCTACCTGACACCTTCCTAATTGTAGCCACAAAAGACCCATGACAACTAATCCTGAAAATCTTCTTGGTTTCGACCGCGCTAAGCTTGGCACTTGGACAAACCCTTACACCGAGTTTAGCAACGATATGACTCAAAATAGCTTTTATCGGTGCTACGTTTGCGGAATCGTGAAACTTAACGCTTTCGTTTCAGATGGCTCCTTTAAATTTGCTGGAGAAGCATTTTTTGAGTCAAGTGACAAAAATAATTTGGACAAAACGGTTTGCGGACAGTGTCTTTGGCTACGCGCATCGAATCCTCCTTAAGGAATACCCATGACTAATACTGATGAAACTTGTAAAATCCTTTCTGTCAATACCGCCGAATAATATGTGTACCCAGTGTCAAGTTAGCTCAGACCTTTTGTTAGAGCCTTTTTATAAAGGGCCATCAAATACTGTTTTTGTTGTAAGGGCAACCAAAGACAACACGCGGCAAGATGAACTACCTGTAAAAGCCGGCTATTTAGGGCTTGTATTCATTAACGACCCGTTCGTGTGGTTTGACCCTATTAGTGGTGAGGGTGTCGTGGCCTCAGAAGAAACCATTGGAGGGTTTTGGGAAAAATTCCCCAAGTACAATAAAAACTTGCAAACTCTATTCAGTGATGTTAAGTCGCACGCCGAGAAGTATCCAAAGACTGACCACCAAGCCTACTTGGAGAGGACAGGAAAAGGGTACGGATTTGAGGAAGCTTCACCCGAAATCGAAATCGACGACCCCGATTACGGGTTTTAATCATGACTTCTGACTGCACACAGGCTAAACGGCGTATTTTAACACAAATCGACCGCTGGGCTGAAGGCCGCCATCACCACCCAATGTCTAAAAGGCTCTTGACTTTTCTCAAAGAGCACGACTTGGCCGACCATAACGGCTATTTTGACTGGAAGTCAGGTGGAGATGGCGACAACGGGGAGATTTTAATGTTCCAGATGGACGCCTTTTTCGAGTTTCTAGACGCGAAAGCTCTTGACAATGACAACGAAAGCTAGTAAATGGAAGTTCACCAAGCCCGCATACGCCTGTTTAAGCATCGACAC